AATGTGATCATCACTTATAGCAATGCAGACGGGACGGATCGGGTTTACCAAAAATCAGTAACAATAGAAGCCGGCGGAGACTCCGGTTGGGGTCACAAATTTTACAATGTAACACCCGGTAAGATCTACAATGTCGATGTCGAGAATATCAATAAGGTCTTAAATAAGGAGAAATGATGCGGAAGCGGATACTTTTACTACTGGTTCTTGTACTGGCATGTATACCGAATTTGTTTTCTCAGACATCTACCGAGAGCCGCTGGATCGATTGGGCGGTTTCTACAATAAGCGTTGGTCTTGTTGCCGGCGTCGTCATCGCATACCATAAAATGGTAATATGCCCACGCATGAAGGCCGTCGATAAGGAGACAGAAGAAGTCAGAGATATCGCGGAGAGTTGCCGGGCTGAGATCAAAGATGCCACGTCGGGCATATATGACGTGATCCGTGAGTCCGAGCAGCGACGTACCGGGTTTGAGCAAAAAATGTCACGGGATCTAGGCCATCTTACCGGTAAGGTAGATATGGTCCTGAGAACTTTGAACGGGAAAAGAAAATGAATGTGGGGATGAACAGACTTGGGAACTTTTCAGCATTAAGTAGTAAGCTCTCGTATAGGAGAGCTGAACTACTTGTCGCCTTTGCGACAATGCTTGTGACATTTGACCTCATGCTGAAAATGGAAGGTCTTTACATTTACGTAACTGAGTATTACAGGTCTTCAAAACGTCAACGCGAACTCTACGACCGTGGGCTGACGTTGACTCTCAAAAGTAAGCATATCCTTGGTCTTGCTTTTGACATCGCGATCATAGATAAAAACGGAAAGTTCCTCAAAGAGGATGACACAAAGATGTATGGAATACTTGGTTCGTGGTGGGAATCACATGGCGGAGTATGGGGCGGACGATGGAAAATTGGTGATGGGCACGATGTCTATCACTTCCAACATAACTGAGGAGGTACACAATGGATGTCGGTTTTCTTGAGCGGATCTTTGGGCAGGATGCTGTTCGAAAGTATTCTGTGAAAGTCGTCATTACTTACCTGTGGTTGGTGATGATGACTGCTTTTATGGTCTTCGGGTTTTTCCTGAGAATCCCGATTCCCGAGACGTTCTCGAAGTTCTTCGTGAACATGTCTTACATCGTGATCGGGTCTTACTTCCTGCAGTCCGGAATTCTCGGGAAGATCGTCGACCAATTCAAAGGCGGAAACAGTGGCTGATGTCAATCGTAAAATTGTGTGTGGTGGGGTCTTTATCGCAGTCATGGCATTCTTGCTTGGACTTGGGGCTTACCACACTATCATACGGCCATTTCAGAAACCGAAGATTGAAGTAAGGGAAGTCGAGAAAATCGTGTACCGCGACGTCAAACCGGAGCTGACAGACGAGGTTCCAAATTGGGTCGATCCGGATCCGGCCCCTGAGTATGAGACCACTCCGATTATCGTCAATCGATTCGTTACCCTCGACACGACTTTCTCTGATGTTGGCCGTCTGTATACTGTATTTGATATGCGGACACTGACGTACCCAGTTGTATCTTTTGAGCCATTCCCGATCGAGCTACCTGTCAGGTACCAAAAGGTTTTTTTGCCTAGAGGGTTTTTCAGATCCAGGGAATTCGGGTTCATCGTCGGTGTTGCGTTATTCTTCGGTACGTATTTCATGGCCAGCGGTTAAGCTGGGTCTCTCCCTCCAACGCGGGGGCGGGTTCACCGGTTCGCCTGCCCCTGCGTGTAAAGAAAGGTCACGCTGTGATTACACAGAAGCGCGGTGGACGGATCATACGGACTATCGACAAATTCCGCGGTATGCGTCCTGCAGCAGCGCCCGGATCAGTTAAGCCCTATATATTCAGGAAATTGGACAACACGGCGGCTATGCCGGAAGGGTATCTCGGTCCCATCGGAGATAAGTCGGTGCTGTCTGAAATGCCGGATACATTCTATGATCCTATCCTCGACAATATCGCTTTGGCTTTGTTCTATCCTGGTTATGCAATGTCAGGCACAGCTATATCCGTGACGGGTATTGCCGATAACGGAAGCGGTTACTGTAGATGCACAGCAACGGCACATCCGCTTTCTGTAGGTGACTTCGTGCTGATGTGTGATAGTGAGAGTGTAAGGGCATACAATACTATTCACAAAGTTACGGCAAAACCAAGTGCTAATACGTTTGACACAGATGTAGCTTACAGCGCCAACGAGACAATGAATGCATACCTCGTCAGCGGGAGATCCCCTTCGGATAACCCGATGGCGATTATAGCATCTACAACGAACCCAACCTACGCACAGTGCAGTTGCCTTGCCTCTGTATCCGATATGGCTAATGGTATATTTAACTGTGCGCTCGACATTGGTACGGGCGAGAACTTTGGATGGTATGCCGCTAACAACATTATACGTATGGTAGCCGCCATTCGTGACGGATCTACTCTCGACCTTCCTCATTGGCTTGGGTATATCAAATGGACTGCATTTCCAGATTTAACGAATGAGAAGGTTGAATTTGACGAGTTCAGATTTGAGGACTCTGCACTCGCACGTCCTACCGCCGGCGTTGCGGCTGGAAACGGGGTTATTGATCAAGCGACGAACGACGCGAACTCCACAGCGACAAACATACGCTCGCCTGACGGTTCGGCTTTCACGAGTTTAAATACGGAGTATGACAAAGGTACATACATTGCCGTGAATCTCACGGACGGAAAAGCGGTAATGGTTTCCGCCAGGGTAGACGCCGATGATCTCACCACTGTAGACTTAGGCGGTGGTGACACATGGCAAAATGACTTTTATTATATATTTCCTCCTGCAGGTCTCGGTGCGAATCTGTATTTGATGACTTCGGCTTTGGCTGCATCTACGTGGGCCGGGGAAGTACTGACATTTGGGCAAACCTTCGTGTATGAAGATGGGCAGGAATCGCTTATATATGAAATGGACGGATCTGTAACAGTGACCTCCGGTAATATACTGAGTGGGTCGGTACTCTTGACGAGGCCTTATCCTCCCCGCGTTCGCGGCATCCGGATGTACTGCAGAGAAGCCAGTGACGATATATGGAAACTGCTACTCGACATCGATTTTGAGCGAGGGTGTAGAAAATCTGTATATGGTGAATTTGAACCTTTGGGGAGTATAGGGACAATAACGGGTGTAGGTAATGCTTCTTCGAACGCATATATACTTACTAGCATCCTAGCTATGATATGGCATGACCCTCCATCTGTGACGTACGAATCGATAAATGGATATTCGCCGACCGAAGAGTCTATAGATTGTCCGGGGTTTATGGCTTCCACTATATCCGGAAACAGGGTATGGTTAGGAAACCTAGAGTATGAAGACGAAGGTGGAAATTACATAATAGACAGATCTCAGATTGCCATGTCGTGTAGGGGACGATATGACACATTCCCAAGATCATGGTATACAAAGCTGACCGGGCTTATATCAGGACAGTCTATCGTAGCCATGGCCTCATTCCGTGATCACCTTCTGATTTTCTCAGATAAAGCTATACAGATACACGACGTGTCGGATCCAAATGTGGCAAACTGGCGTGTTATATATGAGGGATTGAACCTCGGAGTCCCGAACCGAGGTGCTGTTACGGAGACTGACTACGGAATTGCTTGGGGAAATGACAGGGGTCTGTTCTTGTATGATGGATCTGGAATTCAGGAACTCTTCATGGTAGAGCATGAAGGTACACGGTATAACGCCATGGACTCCACGTATCTCGGGTATATTACAGATAACTGCGTAATAGGATATGATCCAATAGCGAAGCATTTATTACTCAAATGCGATACTGCTTCTGATGCCGGTCGGACACTCGTGTATGACCTAGTTAACAAAACTATATGGTATAATGACGACATAAAGGTATCCGGTACATCTGATTACTTCATGAGTAATTTTGCTGTTGCTTACGGTAAACTTATATTCATGATTGGCTCCGATGACAATGCCGCACAGATGAAACAGTGGAATCAGACGGCGCAGTCGTGTACGCAGGACATCCGATCAGACTACGACGACTTCGAGCACCCAGGGATGATGAAGAAGGTGTATGCTATAACGATCAATTACAAACTTACAACACTCCAGACATTGAAGAATACATTTTCTATCGCTGTAGATGGCTCAGACAGCTATAGTAATTCTCAAGTCCCTACCGGAAATATTGCCGCTGCGTCATCTTGGGATATATGCAGAGTTGAGTTGACTTCTCCTGTAGATTTTAATACATTGTCTGTGAAGATACTCGGTGCTACGAGTTTGTACGTCGGGTCTATCATGATTGAAGTAAGACCTTATCACAAGGAGCCAACATAAATGGACAGGCCTATTGTAGCCGGCGGACACATAATGAATGCGCTGGGACTCCACAGAAACAGAGGTATTCGCGTCACTCGAGACAGACCGGTTACTATAGAATCTCTGCCTGAAGGGGATTCGGTCATATCTTCGTACGGAGGGACCGTTTCTCTGTACGCGAACGTTGGCGGTGTACTTTACAAATTAGATATGGAGCGATTATAATGGATCTAGGCGCCAAAGGTGTATCGGCCGCGAAGGCGTACGGTGAGACGATGTCCCTTGGGTTTGATGTACGCACTCGCGTTGCCAAGCTCAACGACTCTATCCGGAAAGGTCGTGAGAAGGACGAGGCTCGAAGGGCTCTTATCGCGAGTCTTACATCCGTGATGTCGAAAGCGGGTCAAAACCTAGAGCGGTCAAGGATGATGCGGTCAGGTGCCGAGGCTCTTGGTATAGAATACCAGTCTAGGGGAATACTTGAAGACATAGGTATTGTCGGCCCCGACACCGGTGGTGTGTACGGAGGATACTCAGGGTATGGCCTTCTCGATGTGGGCCGGACAAAGATGCACGATCCGGCAGCGCTTGAGCAAGCTATAGAGCGAGCTCGTATCTATTATACCGGGAGGTAATATGGGAGCATTCGCCGCAATAGGAACGGTACTCAGTGTAGGCAATATGATATCCAAGATGAATGGACCTCCTCAGATTGAAAGGCTTAAGAAGAAGCTTGCACGACGTCAGTACAATGACTACCTGGAGAGACTTGAAGAGGCGGAAGTTCCAGTCAAGGAATTGTATGAAGCTAAACTCGGCATCGTTACAAGACAGCATGGTGCCCGTGTAAATGAGCTGGCCAACGCATTACGGAAACAGCAGGAGGTTGCCGCCGGCGGTACCTTGGGTAGTGGCATAATAGGTTCCGAAAACGCAATATCTTTTGGTGCCGGATCTGAGTCGTTAGAACTCAATCTTTCGGGTGAGAAGATAAGCGCTATGCAAGAGTACCAAAGCGATATCAGCGAGTTGGATGCGATGAGGTTCCAACTGTATATGGGTTTACTTAATATGTAGGAGGTACAATGCCGCGCTATGGCGGAAGTTACGCATACCCAGCAATTCCTCGAGAGCCTGCAGGCAGAGGAATGCAGGCGGTAGCCAATATGATTGGTATTGGTGCCGGCCTTATGGAGGGAGCGCAAAATGCCCAACTCCGCAGAGACGAGATGGCACTTACGTCCGCCCTCACCGCTTTCAAAGAGGTTGCTGAGACACAGCGGAGGCAAGGTGAGATAAGGCTGACCCACGCGCTCAGCAGACTGGCCGAAGTGGAAAAGAACGAGGCCACACTCAGGGATAAGGCTGCGGCTCTCGGTATCTTGTCTGAAGTAGAGATAGATGACCCGGGTCCATCCAGCGGGTATCTCCAGATTGTGAATAAGGAAGCTGATGCGTTGGAAGCGAGACATCGTACTCTGGCGGCGCAGCGAGAAGAGCTTGAGCTGGAGGTGGCTACTGTTAAAACGGCCATAGATGATGTCTGGCAGCGTACGTCCGAGATCGAGGACGCTATCTCTCGAGTCCACTCTGGCAAAACCAGTACGCACGTAATGGACATCATGTCTGCATCAGGAGATCTGTCTTTAATTTCAGACCCGAATGAGGTAGAGCGGTTACGGGAGATTTTCCTTCACTCAGACCAAACATCCAGGCGTCAGCTTGCTGCGGACCCCCTTGCTTGGAAGGGTGCCGTAGCAGCCGCCGCTGAGGGTTTGATGGCTGAGCGGAAAATGCGTGTAGATGAGCGAATTGCAAGCGCACAGGAAGCCAATGCCCTCGCCAGTCAAAGTAAATCTACCAGCGATGTTGACCGGAATCGAATCGCATTGTATCAGCTGGCCATGGATATGTACAAAGCGGGACAACCTGGGGCTCTCGAGAAGGCCGGTGAGGTTCCTCTAATAAATCCGGAGGATCCAACCAGGTTTGTACAGAGAGGAGAAGAAGGGGGATACCAAACAGTTCCTGTGTATGAACAGACACCAGGTAATGAGTTTATGCGGAGTCTGGCTATGTCATTGTTCGAGTCTCAGGCATTCGGCGGTGAAAGTCAGAATCCATTTAAGGAACCCGAAGAACTGGATAAAGGTTTTCCTGGTACAGACATTAGACGAATGGCGGTGCTTGAGAGTCAGGGGTCCCCAGGTGCCGGCATAAGAATGCAGGGTGCTGTAAAGTGGTATCTTCGGGGCCGTTTCGGTGGGAAGGAGGCTGTAGGCGAACTCACGAAAGAAGAAGCAAAGGGACTCGTAGCCGATGCCATGCGCGGTATATTCTTGGCCGGGTACATTATGAATAAAAAGCTGGACGAACTCACAAAAGTACTTTCTCCTGAAGAACTTCAGGAGCTTATTGATAACGGAGGTTACAGTCAACCTGAAGTTGTTGGAGCTGTTTCAGATGAGGAATCTGTAGAACGCATTATCGACGCCAACCCCATAACAAGAACGTGGCAGTTTATAAAACCTAAAAGGTAGTGCCTATGACATTTCCAGAAATGCTTGATGACCCCAACCAGAAGTATAGCCGGTTGAGTGAAAGCATACGGAAGACCGTTGAAGGACAACGGGAGGCTGCGAAGTCGTTTTATGCAGAACCCTCAGATCCAATCAAAGACTCTGTTAAAATGACAGCCAAGGATTTTATACCCGGCATGGATCCGGAACGGATGTTCGATCCGTTCTATAAATTTCGGGTAAAGACCGGTATCGAACCTATCGTTACCGGTTTTTTGGACGCTATTGAATCCACACCGGGAAACCTTTCCGCAAGGCTCGAGCAAGGGATTGAAGCTTTGTCTATACGCCCCGATGAGGCTACCATGGCCTCAAGTTCCCTCAAGAAAATTGTGACCGCAAACCCTCTTCACCGCACTTGGGAATTGATTCAAGGTAAGATCATCGCTCCGCTTATGGAGAAGACAGATGTCGATGAAAAAATAGCCGGTTTTGCCGGCGCGGCTGCCGATAAGTTTTACGAAGCGGCATACAGAGGCAGTGAGCGTGATATGAATAAATTTGGATACCACTTCGGGTCGGGGCTTGGATCCGTCGCCACGGCCTTTGCGCTCCACAGTATAGGTGCTAGCACTGCTGCTACGGCCGGGTTCATGACTCTCCTTGAGGGTGGGCAGGTGTACCACTCAATGCGGAAAAACGGCGTTGATATAACGAAGGCTCAGGCTGTGACTATGGCGCATGACATCGCTACCTTCACGCTTGAGAGGTATGGACTTGAGATGTTGTTCAAGCAACATGGGAGCGTTCTCAAGAATCTGGTACTCAGATCCGTAGCAAACGCTCAGGAGGAATTCGCGCAGGACGTTTCGCAACAGAGTATCTTGGAAGCCTTCGGAGTCGCTGATAAAACCACTCTTTTAGAAAAAATTGAGTCTGGAGCTATGTCGGCACTCATCGGGTTTCTGGTTGGAGGAACCACCAGCCTTGCCTCAGATGCCGCAATGAGAGGAATGGGTCGAATCGGAATCGAAGGAAGAGCGGATAGGGCGTTGGCGAAGACGCTGTCGGGGCATATCAAGAATGGAATAGCCGACCTTGTAGATGTAATAAATAAAAACAGTTTGGTTCCTGGGCTGCATGTTCAAGAAGTTCCCAGTATACACTTATTCAATAGACACCCACAGTCAGTAGTAAATAAATTGATTGACAGGATGCCCGATCAGGCAACTGCTATACCGAATTGGTTGTCGAAGCACGGTGTGCCATCGAATGATCAAGCATGGCTTGGTTTATCGGAGTGGGTCAAAGCCAATAAGAGGAGCGATGGAACAATTGACAAAGATTTGTTCTCGGCATACGTAGAAAGTACACGTACCGGATTCCAAGACGATCCGAATATGAAATCGGATGATGTGAAAGTCGAGGTTCAGGGATATGGAACTCCCGGGACTATCTACAAAGCGCACAAATTTATGCTGAATATACCGGCTAATCTGATGCCGGAGGAGACCGCTAAACTCATGCCAGGTAGGGCGTCTACCAAGATGCGGGTAACTCTCACAGAGCGGATGACAGATGACGGGAAGGCTATATTGGTAGTTGACAATATCGAAAGTCCGCTTCATTACCAGGCCATGTACGAAGAGCATAAAACTCACCCCGATCGATTTAGAGATTTGGCGCGGGATGTAGCCGCTGTTCAAGAACAGTACGATAAAGATAGAGCTAATATGGCGGCCATTGGAATTAACAACGCGGTAATGCATTACGCTGAATCCGAAGCTGGGAAAGCGGCAAAGTTTGATATAAACGACCGGAGGGCGTTTTATGATAAAGCGGCCGAGATCATGCCGCATTACTCTGAGTTAATACAGAGAGCCGCTGACGGAGAGAAGACGCTGAATTCCATAGCCGAATCAGGCATCGATCAAGTGGGTGTATTCAACAATGTAGTTCACCAAGTGGTTATGAACCGCGTGACCCGATATGCTGCAGAGCGTGGGTTTGATTATGTCGGATGGGCAAACCCGTCTAATCTTCAGTCAGCCGGCATCCGAGGCATGGAAAAAATCACCGAGCTTAGGTGGAGTAAAAATGGGAACGTGGTTACTCTGGATCCGCATCGGTTTGTTCGGGAGAGGGGCCAGTTGGAGCCTGTTAAAGTCCGGGGGTTTAAGCAAACGGTCATCGACCCAAATCATCCGGCCGCCTCACCGGAATCTCCGGAATATATAGGTATAGAAGACCCAAATAAACTCAGGAATCTCAGGGACGTAGTAGGTAAACACCTCGGAGACGTGATACAGAATTCCAAAAACCAATCCGGGGTAATAAAAGGATTGGACGTAATTGTCGGAGATTCGTTCGCCGCAAATATGTTTGGGATCAAGATACCCGACTACATGATGGGATTCGGAAAAGAGTTCGGGATCAAGACAAACCCTGTCGAGCTTGAAGGTGGAGCACTAATAGGCGCTTTGCAGATAAATCGTAAGATGATGGAAGATGTACAGAAGCTTGACTCTGTTGTATCGAGGGGGCGCGTTGAAGAAAAGGCGTTGCGTGATGCTATGGAGGCTGTAGATTCGGAAGTAAGCGGTATATTTGATACCGTTGATAATCAGACTCGAATCAAACTCAACAAAAACGAACGGTTGGACCTGGTCCGGCTGATTGCAGAACGTGGTGGATTACCCGAGATCCCGGAAGCACGGTCCGAAATGATTAAACTTACGGCTCTCATGGTAAAACGTGGGTCGAAGTGGAGAGATCCGTCGGCTCCGGCTAACGTAATGAATCAGCTAAATTCAATGCGCGATGCGCTGATGAATCTGGAAATGCGTACAGGCAAGACCGGCATTGCTAAGAAGGGACTGGATATTCTGTCCGAGACCGCTGTGTACTATCACTCTATTGCGAAAAGCCTCCAAGGTATGATGGAACGGGCAGGGATTAATCCAGAAAAGATTGTAGAAACGGAGGGGGCCGAAGAGCGTATAAAGCAGTATCTGTTCCGAGCCTCTCCTGAAGAAAAGAGTATGTTGTGGAAAGGCATGTCCGATGACGAGCGGAAAACCGCGGCTGTATTTGAACGGGAATTCCAACACGAAACTGCTACAGCTCTCCGGTTCAGCCGTTGGGTGCTATGGCGTACGGCCTCCAGGGATATGATCGACCAGTATAAAAAGTTGTCTACTCCTCCGGCACTAAAAGCATCTTTGTACGTAGGTCCTACGACACGCCTGGCTACAGGTTACCATTTCACAAACGACAAAAAGATCGCTGCAAGAGATCCGCAGATGGGGAATGTCCCGAGGAAGCGGACAATAGAGATGTCTAACCCGTTCATATTTGACAGATTTGCTGAGTTCGACCCTATTATGCGAAAGGCAGGAGAGAAAATCGACCGTACAGGGTTGACGGATAAACAGTTCGTGTACCACCGGTCTCAAATGGTCACGAAGATACTTCGGGAAGACTATAAATATGATGGATTTGCCAAAAGGGACGCCAATGGTGAGATCGAATATGCCGTTGTATTTAACAAACCCGACGTAGCTAGAAAAAACAGAAGACTCGGCCATTTAGAGGAACGTCTGAAATCATACCTTCCTCCGGATGCGACAATCGAGGACATGGAACTCGTTGATCAAATTTACGAAGCCTCCCTTGCTGAGAACCCAGCGACTGCGGAAGAGCAGGTTATGAAACATCTCGCTACTCAGAAATGGGGCACAAGGGCACATTACTATATGTCGGATACCGACTTCGAGAACCTGACGGACAGTATGGTAAACACATTGATGAAAATGGTATCTCCGAGTGAGAATGTATTGGGAGGTGAGAAGCAGGTTCAAACCGTAGCCAAGACCCCAGGGGAAGGTAAGACGAGGAAAAGCAGACGCAACAAAGCCGATGAAGGACCACTATTCCCTCGCGCTTTTGGTCACATTGCCCGTGTAAAAATGATGGCTATGATGTCGATGCGTATTTCGGAATTTGCATCCGACTTGGAGGATGTAAAAGACAATTTAAGTAAGCGGGATCTGCAGAGTCTGCGACACATGGTTAAGAACGCCATGGGGTTTGGAGAAGAAATTACCGGAGCTACACTATTCTTCGAGAAGTTCAATCAGTTTTTTTGGCTTACATATCCTCTGGCGTTTAACAGGGCGGCCCGGTATACAGCGCGTAACTTGTTACAAAATGCAGTCTTAGGGCCTTCCCAAATGAATCCGTTACGATTCATCGAATCCGGCCTGAAGATAATTACGGAAGGACGTTCGGAAAGCTTGAAGAAAATTATGTCGGACGGATATTTTGCGGCTAGGATTTCTCAGAAAATGCCGATGTTTAATCAGTTTATGATGGCTCTGTCTGAGTCTTCGGATGCGGCCGACGTGTTGAACAGACGCATTGCGAAGTGGACAAAGTTTGCAGCTACAGTAATCCCATTCTCGGATGAGATCAACCGAATGATTTGTTTCCCTGGAGCTTATACCCATGCGGAAACGCAACTGAAGAATTACAGAGACGGTAAGATTAATTACAAGCAGTTGTCTAACCGATTGAAAATAAAGACGATGCACCCTATACAGCAGATGGAGTTCCATCAGCTTATTGATAAGTCCGCTCTCGAAGAAACCGCCTTCAGGTTTGCTGAGATTGTGACAGAGAACGTCCATTTCAAGTATAGAACATCTGAGCGTTCTCCTCTCGAACAGTCAAGAGCAGCCAGACCGTTGGTTGGGCTTATTAACTGGCCCAGGAGTGCGTTTGAGACACTGTACAGGAATGGTTTGAAACCTCTTGCGATTGGATGGGAAACGAAGGACGTCGGTAGGGCATTTGCTGGAATGCGCACATGCATCAATTACCTAGCTGGATTTGTGGTGGGTGAAAAGATCGGAGAGAAACTTATTGGGAAGCCATTCAAAGGGTTTTATTACAATATACTTAATACCTTTACATCTTATACTCCAGGGTCAGCTGGGTTCTCGCTTGCTACTCAAATCTTAGAGGAGGCAGGTGCTGTTGTCGAGGAGCTCAGCAAGGGAAATGTGGACGGAGCCATGTCGGTAATTGGTAACAGATTTGCGTACTTCGTTCCCCTGATGACAGACATCGTGAACGCATACGAGGTAGCCAACGATGTTCAAGGCGCTACTGCGGCCGGAGTTGTTAAAGACTGGGTATTTGGGCATTACAAGAGTGGTAGAGCGGCAAAGCGGGACGGTGTGGTAAAATGGTATAATCTACTCTTCAGCGAGAAGGGGCATCATTTGCTTTTTGGTACAGACGAATCCAGATCTTCTGAAAAAGGACGTAAGGAATGGCGGAAGTACAACCGCGAAATAAGAAGAGGAAGGCGGAAGCGTGGCAATCAGCCTGTCTCCCGCCCTCCGGTTCAAGGTAGGCAGCAATCCCCGTCTCAACGACATCAAGAAATAAATACAGGGAATCGCGAATTGATGGAAGCTTTAAAGAAGATACGAGATTTATCAGGACGGTGACCCCTGATCGGTTTTCTGGAATTTCATCGTAAGGGATTTCTTTTCATCTCCCTCTGTTGTAGCTGCAGCAGTAGCCTCGTCCAGTAGGTTGATGTCTACCCCTCTCTTAACTAGAAACTCTTTCATATCAGGGAGGCTAAACTTCGAACTCTTCCGAGTTGTGAAGAAGGTAGAACCGACGCCTTCTATTGCTGCGTATTTGATCCCGAGATCAGTCAATAGGCCGTCAACAGTCTCTTTCATATGGTCGAGCTGCTCCTGACGTCCTTCGATCTCTCTCTTTAGACGGGCAGCGTTGATAATGATTCTGTAAAGGTTGTCTTTGGTTACACTGTCCACGTCCATGGACTCCAATGGGTCTCCGTCTTGATGCCCTTCTGGTTTAAATAATAACCGATTCATAAGTATCTCCCTTCACTTCATGTCGCCGTATGATCGTGCTGTGATTGTGTCTACTACCAAGGGAACACGAAGTTTGACGACTGACTCCATGATCGCCTTCATAGTCTGTGAGAATACACTTACCAAATCCAGACGGGTCTCAAATATAAGTTCGTCGTGGATCTGGAGTAGTGGACGTACGTTGCCATTGTACACCGGGTATACAAACCGGAGAGTGTGCATCGCTTTCTTGATGATGTCAGCAGCTGTTCCTTGGATAGGTGTATTGAGGGCCATACGCTCATTCTTTTCTGAAATATGACGGACAGCACTGTTGATGCCCGGCATGTATCGGAGCCGGCCAAACATATTTCGTACCGAACTGTTCTGCCTGGCTTCGGCCACGAACCTATCCATCGCATCCCTGACTCCAGGGTATAACCGGAACAGAGACTGGAGCAGTCTTTCGGCGTCGTCTATCGAGAGTCCGGTGTCGTTGGCGAGTCCTTCCGCTGTAATTCCATAGATGATCCCGAAGTTGGCGGACTTCGCCGAGCGTCTCTGATCGTCCGATACTCGGTCGAATGGTACTCCGTATATCTCAGATGCGGTGGATCTGTGAATATCGTGTCCGGCTTTGAATGCGTCGATCATGTTCTTGTCACCCGACAGGTGAGCCATTACCCTCAGTTCAATTTGAGAATAGTCACCTCCTAATAGAGTAAACCCATCCTCATGTACAAAGGCCTTCCGGATCTCTTTCCCTATCTCTGTACGCACTGGAATATTCATCAAGTTTGGGTTTTTACAAGCGAGACGGCCTGTACTTGTACCGCCTATAGTCAGCGTTGTGTGGATCCTGCCGTTCTTATCCAGTTGCTTCGCCAACGGCTGTGCATATGTCCCATACAACTTCGAGAACCGTCTGTATTCAAGCACCATTGGAATAAGCCTCGATGTCGGCTTCTTGTGTTTCTCGAGATAGGAAGCCTCTGTCGTTGGAGCCGTTCTTGGTATCTCGCCTTCCCGCTTCAATAGCCACATGACATCGTCGTTGGATCTGATGTTAATGTCGGGCTTCGGCGATATGGCTTTGAAGTTACGTTCGATCTCACGGCATCTGGAGATCAGCTTTAAGCCGATGTACTCTAATTTTGTAGTGTTTATCTTGAACCCCCAATCTTGCATATCATGAACGATTTTCATGCAACCTCTGTCAATAGCCAACGCTTCTGTCATCCCTTCTTGAGCAGCTCGGTTTATCTGATATTGGAGTAGTCGCAACGTAAGATCGGCATCTCTGCAAGCGTAATTGACTCGAGGTATAGGTGGTACGTTTCGAAGATCCGGGAATGGCATCTTGCCAAACACCAATTCAACTGCATGTCGGCCTTTCTCTTCAGGCACTCGCTTCCAGGACTGGAACAGCGATTCAATCTCGCCTTTATGGTATCGCTTAACATATCTCTTGATCTTCTTGATGATGTTCTCCAGCTGTACCTCGACTTCTTCCCCCTTTCGCATCATCACACTCTTAGGAGGATCCGGAAAGGACTCGCCACTCTCGAGTATACGCACAAGGTAATCAAGTGAAAGTGCATTCGAATATGGTCTCACCATCTCTTTGTAGGACTTTGAGTCGATATTGAATAGGTAATACCCAAGTTTCTTCAAAGCGATAGGAAGGTCTTGGAAGGCGCGGGCTGTATCCAGTGTATCCCATACGAGATCATAATTGATGTCTATACCGAGACGGCTGAGTACACCGATGTCTGTATCCGCTCCATGGAAAGCGATCCAACCACGCCGGCTACCCAACCACGATTTGAATATATCTATACAGGCCGAGTACTCGGTGTATATCATGTATCCGGTATGGGCTTGAGCGGAGAACTGAATTGAATACGGACCTTCGGACGTGTACTCCGTGTCGATGGCTATCGGAGCCTCCGGCGGTATAGTGTTAAGTATTGCCGACAACCTCGCAGGATCATCGATGTCGATGTAGTAATCTCCGGATACGTTACCATCGTCATCGGGATGTGTGACCCTAGTTGGAACAACGACGTCCCCACGGATGAACTCTCTGGCTGTTCGCAGGTCACGCAGTATATTCCGAAGGTATATTGGCTTCTTGAATGAAGCTGATGTATGATATATTGGCATAGCTGAGATTCCATACTTCGATTTGAACACCTTCCCATGCTCAAATTCGAGACTTACTTTCCTCCCAATGATAGCCGCTGCAGCAATACGGCCTACACAGACGATGAGTTTAGGACGTATCCTGCATATGAGTTCACCCAGTCTTTTCGAGCAATACTCAATCTCCTCTTTCAACGGGTCTCGATTATTGGGAGGGCGACAGGCACAGGTATTCGTGAAGCCTATGATGTATGACGATATACCGGCTTCACGGATACCCTTCCTGAGCTCCTGTCCAGCCATACCCACGAATGGTCTGCGCTTCATAACTTCAAAGCGGCCCAACGCCTCACCTACGAATACTATCTCGGCGTTTTCTGTGCCATCATAAGATACTTTGACATGCGACACATTGTGGAGTGGGCATTCTGTAACAGGGCATTGGTACATCATGAGATAACAACCGTCGTGATGTACTGACTACCGCAGATAGGACAACAGACGCTGGCCTGTATGACCTTATTACCCCCATCCGAAGCAGGGACTGGCATATTCGGAGCAATGGGAACATTTGACTGAGGCATAGGTGGTGTTGCAGGAGGAGTTGGAGGTGGTCGGTACGCCTTCAGATCCGGATGCGCATCGGCGTGATCTTCGATGGTTTTCTCGGCCGCCTCACGGCGCTGCTTCTCAGCCGCTGCCTGTCGCTCCGCTTCCTCACGAGCTCTGGCCTCTGTAGCCGCTTTTTCACGAGCTTCTTTCGTCTCACGCTCCAGACGCTCGTTTTCTTTTCGTATACGCTCAGCCTCAGCTTCCCGAGCGACCCGCTGACGCTCTTCCTCTTCAAGCCTTGCTTTCTCTGCCTGTTCTCGAGCGATCCGCTCTTCCTCGGCCCGCTTCAATTCAACAAACTTCTCCTGTTTCTTCAGGAACTCTTCTACGGGCTCGATGGCGCCTCTTATCAAACGGGCCACCGCATCAATGGCCCGCCCTTCTTCAACCGACCGTTGTTTCAACTCCTTTCTCGTCTTCTCCAAAGCCAGCCGCTTCTCCCGAAGGGCAAGCCTTCCTACCCTGGCCATCTTCATCAGATGGGTTTGGGATTCATTGGTTACCTCGAGATCCATAGCCTTGACCGCCCATTCTTGGGCAATCTGGACATAGGAGATAAACCGCTCAAATAAATTCTTCGCCGGACCAACACCGAGTGCGTCCGATTTGATCAGCTTCTCCATGTCATTTTGTGTGACAGGGGTATAACCACTCATCACAACTGAAGTATTCTTCATACGTCCTCCTGTTTGAATGCGTCTACCACACGCTCCGCTGTTACATCACCGATGCCATCGATAGCGGTCCAGTCTTCGACAGTGGAGTTGATCATGTTGTGGATAGACTTGAAGTGATTGGCCGCATCATGCGCTCTCTTCATACCGATTCCAGGCAGGACACTGGCCACTTTCTCAGCCACACTGGCGCCGTATTTTAAATGGGGAATATACGGTGTCTTGTGACACCTGTGCGTTTCGAACGGCTTCTTCCAGAAATTCCGTAGCGACAAGATGGCCGCTACGGTGTCTACCTTCGAGGGCAATGTAAGTATATGGATACCAAATACTGATGATATTGATGCAATATATCCAAAATACTCAGCCGCCGATACAGGGTAGTTGTTGTAAACGATATCGTGGTAAATATTGCCCTTCCTCTGAGACATCGTCCCGTCTCTTGGATCGACCGATGGAGTACCTTCGATAATCAGATAGATTTCATTGTACATATTTAGCATACCTGGGATCTGGTAACTCTGCAATCTCCCGGTACGCATACTGCTGATGAAATCGGATACGACCTTTCGTTCGACACCGATATTGTACAGAACTCCGTCAGGTCCATTTCCCAAGAAGGCAAAATCTCCGAATTCAAGCGTAGCCTCTTCGGCAGTACCTAAAGGAAACAGACGGAGGAGTTCACGGGAGCCTGTACGGCTGTCAACTTTTATAACCGTAGGGTCTCCGGTGATTCCGTTCATGCCCAATCCTCCGGTTTGGTTCCAGGCACAAGCATAGCTGCGAGGAACTGAAACGTGTTGATGGGCTCATCGAGACGCACACCAATTTTACTCGGGTCCATTCTACAGTCATTGATAGTGACGTAAAATGATGTACTGGGTTTAGAAGTATTCCCAGGTACCTGAGCGTATACTGTCTGTCTATGGCATTCGATAATTGCCTGTACTGTAAATGGGAGATCTTTGAACCCGGCCGCTTCGTATTCTCCAGTGTTCTTGTCGTTGACGTACCGCTCCTTTTGCTTCTGGATAAAAATCACATTGGTTGTGTTTTGGGCCAGAGCTTCTCTTAGTATAGCTCTGAAGTCGGTGTTCACGGGACCGTAGTGGTGCGACTTAGCTGTCTGTGAACCGCCGAAGTGAGCCAGACGAGCAAGTTCCCACGCCTCGGTAGCTGTATCGACAACAATGGTTTTGATATACGGAAGGGCGATAGCCCGACTGAAATCGTCCTGAAATTTTCTCCACATGAACTGCCAATCGGCATCACTGGCTGAAGCTTTGACCGGATACACGTCACCGAAGAACTGCTTTTTGATGGCGGCCGTTTCCTTCTTGAATTTGTCGATCACAAACTCGAGTCCTGTATCCAGATTTTGGATGTATACAGCCCCTGGTGCGGTGAGCGCGAAGTGTGTTTTCCCTCGTTTTTGCCTTCCCTCGACGCTGATTACAATACGACGGGGGTCATGAGTTTCGATCTCAGTAATGCTGTCTTGCGAGTAATTCGCCGGAGCTTGCACAGTCCCAAGCTTCCCCGGTTGTGTAAATAACTCGGACGAGACTGCTGCTGGCATCTGAGGTAAAGGATTTAATCCGTTAGTCATTGTTCCTCCTCATTTATGGTTTATCTTCCATGAAATTGAATGACATGCCGAGTTCTTTACCAATAGCGACAAACTCAGCACTAATCACCATCTTGACTATCATGTGTTTTCTTTGAGCTTCTCCTCCCATTTTGGCAGTGAATACCGGGTCTCCCCACATGGCCAGTAAGGTGTTGCCTTCCTCTTGATTAATTGCACGAGGGAGAATCCTCAACATAAATACCGCTTTGATAGAGTCCTCGTACCTGTCGTATAGGTCACATGTGTCTGTTACATGCTTGAGTACATACACATGCTTTGCGCTAACTCCATCGATTCCAACATCAGCCAGGAACTGAAGCCTCTGGTTTTTTGGAGTAGATTTTAAGCACTTGATGCATAAACTCCGTATCGGGGCTCCGTTGTTTATCCTGTCGAGATCTTGGTTTCCGATCATCGGCTGTTTGATCATCCGGTAGCACTCTCCTTTCTAGTTTGCTTCCTGTACGTGTCAATAGCAGCGAGGAGTTCTTTGGATACATAGGTTACCCGGATTGCATCATCCTCACGTACGGCGCATATTCCGTAGTTACCTTTGAGACCATATCCGGATCCTGAGTCGAATTGAACAGAAGCCTCATCTTTGCTGTCAACTAAACTCATACGGCATGTAGCTCCGAAGTTCCATCCGGATACGAATCCGCGCACACCCGAGCCTTTGGTTCCGCGCCTCGTTGCTTCCCCCCTGTTTC